CTCCAGTTGGATTCTAGGTGTCGAACGCAAAAATACACGTCCAACTTCCGTACTCCGGTCCTTTTTCGGCGCAGTGCACATTGCAGCGCTTGGTTCGTTATAGTGCTTTTCCTCCTGGTGAGGCAATCCGTTGGTTTACATATAAGGCAAGAATGGCGAAAAACTTTAAATTTGATTACACCAATAACCTTTGTGATCATAAAGGTTGTTCCTGTGAGCTCGTTGTGACAGGGATAGGGGATGTAACATCGGGTTATCGGTGGGTTTCAAAAGCGAAGAATGAACATGATCGCTTAGCAGACATAGCAGCATAGATAAACTCATCGTTTGAAATGGATGGAGATCTTCCACGAGCTCGTTCTCGTGATACTGAGACAGATTACTTCCGAGCTTCTCTTCTGAAAGAGGGCTCAGTGAAATTGATAGATCCTCCGTTTAGACGACAGTTTCAGTGGCCAGAGAGTGTTTTGCACCCTCGAGTAACCCCGAAAGTCGAGCATGCGATAAAGAAAGCAGATCGTGTTTTTTTGCGCCGTTTCAGTAACGGAGTGGTGGATGAATCATGGTCATGGTACATGAAGAATGTGTGGACTAATAAGCCAACCTTTGATGTGATGCCTTTGCGAACGATGATACTGCGTCGCCATTCAATATGGCAAATGGCTTTTGGGCATACAGGGGGGAGACCTCATGTAGTAGCCGCTATGGCTAATATGTTCCCTCGGAAGTTGGCTAATGCAGTCCTTCAGATATCTCGAGATAATACTGTGCCATCTGTGGCAAAGGAAGTTACTGTCCATTGTGCAGAGGCGCTAGATCGTATGTATCGTGCGATGAAGATACCTAAATTTCGCACTCAACGTTGTAAGTTATCCCTTAATCGTTTGATGGATATTTATATGGGAGCTTCAGGAGGCCTGAATGAAGGACCTCGTTATACAGTCCCCTCAAAAGTGGAAGTTAATGTTACACCAGACGGTAAGAAATTTGAGACAGTAGAACAAGATTTGGAAGCAATACTTCGTTTCATACGTGATGGCGTAGAGCCGCCAATATATTGGAACCACCAACCTAAAGACGAAAATGGCTTTAAAGTTTTTAAAAATTTGACGGACGAGGAGTGGAATGCATGGGCTGAAAAGCTACGTATTTTTGTCATTCCAAATTCGCTTTTTATACGAATGGAGCATTTGGTTTCATCAGTTCGTAGATTGTTGGAAGTAGGTT